CACCTCGACCTTCAGGCTCAAACCGGCCGTGATCGTGCTTGGAAAATGATGGAGCAAACCTGACTACCTACCGCTGATCCGGCCGGAACCACGTGGTCGTGACCGGCGCGTTTTACCTCGCCTAGTCTTGCGACCCTTTGCCTTCGCTTCCTCTGGCGGTTCCCCCGCGACCTTTTCCTCCGAACCGTCGCCCTCGTCCGCATCGTCAGGCTTCAACCGGCGCAGCCGCACCAAGATGTTCGGATCAAGGATCTTGAGCGCCGCGTAGGAATAGACGCGACAATCGAGCGCCTCATTGCGATCGCGTGTCTTCTTCCACTCGCGGATGGGAAAGCCCCGAACGAACCGCGTCACCAGGCGCTCGGCCGTCAGCTGGTGAAACCACTCCGGATCCCGATCGACAGGCCAATGGCAATATCCCTGCCCTGGTGCGTCCAGCTTTGCGCGACGCATGACAATGAGCTTGGCGTCGTTCACACCGATGGTGAACAGCGTGACTGGCCGCGACCGCTTGCCAGACTTCGACTTTGTCGGCGCAGAGGCGATCGGCTTGTCCCAGCCCTTACCCCCTTTGATCGCAAAGATGTTGCGTCGCTGCTTTCCGCGCAGCTGCTCGTAAGCCGCCTGGGTCAGACCGCCCGACCCACCGGTGTCGACACAGGTCGAAGCGATCCGCATCTTCGCTCCGGACTCGTGCTCGAACGTTTGATCGAGATAGTCAAAAAGCTGGTTCCAGACTTCCGGCTTCAGTGGGTCGCCCCAGAATACCTGATGATCAAGGCTCCAGCTTTCCTCCCCCAACCCCCAGCCGACCCGCTCGAGCTCAAGGCGATCCTCCTGCATGTCGACACCGCAGGTCAGAACCCCAACCCCCATCGGTATCCTCGAGGGGAACGGCTCGGCCCGCGCGATCAGCTGATCGACCTCGAGCGTTTCCGCCTCCTCCTCCCAAGCCTCGGCCAGCGTGACGTTGACGAAGGTCTGCAGATCCCCGGCCGCTTTCTTGTCCAGGAAGGACTGTACGATGATCTTCAGCTTCACGAAGCAGGAGTAGAGCCCGTTCAGATGGTAGGACGCATGCCCGCGGAAAGGCTTCTTTGCCTTCCAGCCATGTCCGAGCCGCTCCGCGTTCCGGATCGCAAAGTAACGATCGGTATCTGACCAGACACACCCGTTGGCCCGGCACTCGTAGTAGGCACTCTCGGGCATGTGCTCGCCGTCGGCGTTCTTTTCCCATTTGACGTTTGACCACTCAATCGTCTGGACCGCATCGCAATGCGGGCAGGCCACATGAAACTGCCGCTGGTCGCCCTGCTCGTAGGCGTGATCGATCCAGGATATCCCGCGGATGGTCGGCGTCGAGATTTCCACCAGCTTTCGCTGATCGTCAAAGGTGTTTGCCCGCTCCCAAAGCAGCCCGACCGGATGGCCCTCGGCCGTGCGATCGTAGCCGTCGGTTTCATCGCAAACGATGAAGGGAGCTGACCGGCCGCGCTGGGTCTTCGGCGATCCTGACCAGGCGAACATGATGAACCCACCAGGGTAGGACTTCATGCGCGTATTGTTTACGCCCTTGCGCGCCCGAGGCGTTGCGATCCGCGTCTCAAGATCCGGATTGGCCTCGACCAGCGGGTTAAATTTGGTCGTCAGCCACGTCTGCAGGTCGCCCTCCGACGGCTGCATCATTAGCTGCGACACCGGATCGTGCACGATCTTGAAGCCTTGGGCGCAGAGCGCCAGCTGCGTCTTGCCAACCTGCGCGCCCCATTTGAGCGTGATGCGATGGCAGTCCGGATCAGCCGTCATGTCCAGCGGCTCGCGCTGATAGGGCGCGTTGTCGAAACTGATCAGACCCGGAATGGCGTTGCCCACCGGGATATGCACCGACTGCTCGGCCCATTCCGACGGCTTCAGGTCAGGAGGTGGTGCCAGCCCCGCCAGGAACGAGGTAGCCACCATCAAGGCTGCGGCACCGAAAGGCCAGGACATCAGTCAGCTCCCACCAGCGACGCCGGATCAGTGGTCGACAGCTTACGCAGCGCCGCGCTGATCTCTTCTTTTGCAATCGCCTTAATGGATGCCTCCTTCTTTTCCGACTTGGCCCGAGCCGCGATCCGGGTGGGCGCATTATTCAACAGGTTGGCGCGCACCTCGGCGATCACCAGATCAAGCGCCTCCTTCATTTGATCAGCATCGACCAGGGCACCGCGCATCTTAGCCGCCTCCATTTCCGCCATGTCTGCCTGGGACTTGGTCAGCCGCGCCTTTTCGACATGGTAGTCAATGCGATCGGGATCATCATCCTGCGGCCGCGGCGCGACACGCTCCTGCAGGTACCCGATGTACCCTTGAACGGCAGGCGCGAGCTCATAGCGACCGTGCTCTGCTTTCGGGATCACGCCTTCCTTGGATAGCTGTTGAACCCGGCGCTCGGTCAGCTTCAGCAGCTTGGCAATTACGTTAACCGGATATGTTGGGTTCCCAGCGGCACTCATCCAACATCCGAACCATCCGTTAAAGAAAGCCGATCACGGGAATTGATCACTGCTCTGCCCCCTTCCGATTGCTGCGCAAGTCATCAAACCGATCGGACGTACCGGCGAGGACAGCTTGGCCCCCGGTGAAATCCTGCCACCGCTTGACGATCACGTCGGAAAAGCGCGGATCCAGCTCCATAAGGCGCGCGACGCGGCCGATCTTCTGCGCCGCAATCATCGTGCTGCCAGACCCGCCGAAAGGGTCAAGCACGAGATCACCGCGCCGACTGCTGTTCTTCAGGTATTGCATCACAAGCCCGACCGGCTTCATCGTTGGATGTTCGGTGTTGCGGCTCGGCTTTTCGTGGCGCAGCACCGACGACACCATCTCCTCCACCTTCAGGTCGGCCCCCGAGACACGGATATGGCCGGCACCGGTGTCGATGAGGAGCGACCCGTCCTCCTTGATCACAAACGGCAGATCCTCTGCATCAATCACAGTTGTCTGCTTACGCCCGCCAAACCACCGATGCGGTGCGCCTGGCTTCCAGCCGTAAAGGATCGGCTCATGCCGCCACTGGTAGTCAGACCGGCCAAGAACCAGACTCGGCTTAACCCAGACCAGGCAACCAGACAATTTGAACCCGGCCGACGCGAATGCCGTCCGGAATGGGAGCCCTTCGGTGTCAGCATGGGCGACGTAGAGGGCACCGCCTGGCTTGACGGCCGAGTACACAGACACGAACGCGTCCGTCAGAAAAGCCAGGAACGCATCCGCGCCCATGTTGTCGTTCTCGATCTTGCCAGCCGTGCCCTCGTAATTCACGTTGTAAGGCGGATCGGTCCAGCACATGTCCACCAGCTCGTCGCCGACCAGCTGCTCGATATCGGACATGACCGTCGCGTCCCCACACATGATCCGGTGATCGCCGCAGATCCAGACATCGCCCTGTCGAGAAACGAAGTCACCCCCGATCGGAGGCACCTCGTCGTCTTCGGTATTTCCGTCCTCTTCGAGCCCGTCCAGATCGACAAAAAGCTCGTCCAATTCCGATCGGTCAAAGCCGACCAGACCGAGATCGAAACCCGCGTCGCGCAGCTCGCCGAGCTCGAGCTTCAACAGCTCCTCGTCCCATCCTGCATTCAGCGCCAGCTTGTTGTCCGCGATGATGTAAGCCCGGCGCTGCTCGTCCGTCAGGCCGGTGATACGCAGGCACGGCACCTGCGACATCCCTATTTCTAAGGCCGCAAGCACACGGCCGTGGCCAGCGATGATTGAGCCATCCTCTGCGAACAGGACCGGATTGGTGAAACCGAACTCCCTGATCGACGCAGCGATCTGGCTCACCTGCTCAGGGCTGTGCGTCCGCGAGTTTCGCTCATAGGCAACGAGATCACCAGGAGGCAGCAATTCTACGTCGGTGTAGGAAATCAGCTCAGACAAGGGGCTCTCCCAAAACGAAACGAAATGGAAAAACCAGGCCACACACAAATTGTTTTTTGCGACCATGAACACCCACTAGCCGTCCGGCCCGAGGAAGGACCCCTTTTTTATATGGCGATTTCATTGCGCGCGCCCTGCTCGTAGCTGCTCGCGCAGCACGGCATAGTCGCCAATCAGCACCGGCAGCACCGAACCCTCCGGCAATGCCTCGAGCTCATCAGCGGCCTGCGCCTGGACCGAGCGCGGGTAGTCTTTCACGCTCGGCAACACGCTAGAACTTTCCGTCCCGCAAGCGCGAAACGACAGACCGACGATCAGTAGCAACGGCAGCGCCTGCATCCTGCATCCTCCTCATGGTTTTGATGTTTTCGAGAGACTGACGCGATTTCGCATCACGCCGACCATCCCGCTCTTTGAGCTCGCCCCAGCCTTTCAGCCCGGCCAAGATGGCAAGCCCAAGCATGAGGT